CACAATCGCCTTAAGGTGGCACCCCATAGGATGCTCCCTTGATTCGATAATGTGCACCCTATTAAGTTTTCAATGTGCTAGTGACTAAGTAGAGTATAGCACAATACTGGCATCGGGGCAAGTAAATTCTTTTTATTTTGTTTATCTATATTATCCCATTGCATGCGATGTGGGTTATAGGACGCGCCATACCGTCGGTGGGTTATCGGACGGGCCGGGTGGGTACCCTCGGTTATCGGACCCCGGGTCCCCCACACCCACACCCGGACCCCCCGGTCACATGAAAAATCTTTTACCCCCGCTTCGTAGCAAACTCCGTAGCAAACCCCGTAGCAATACGTGTACGCGAAATCGACACGTCTACCCCCACGTGTCGACAGTCCCCGTGAAAATCGACGGGTCCCTATCGACCTGGAAAAATTATATATTTCGGTATTTTCGAGTTGACTCGGCCAAGCCAGGACGATATACTAAACCGATACTGTCGAAAAACGACAACAACACTATTATTTGAAAGGAGCAAAGCATGACCGGACAGTTAATTCTATTCGTCCTAATCAACACTATCGCCCTGGCCTGGCGTGTAGGCGTCACGCTCGCGTGGCTGGGGATCGCCTGGCACGTGGCTAAGTCGATCCGGCGGTACATAGAGAAGCCCGCCGGAAAGGCAGGTAGATAATGGCTAGCTTCGCGGAAATGGATAGAAAGATACTTGAGGCTCTGCGTGAGTTCTTGGGCCGCGAGGATATAGAGGACGCCGACGTGCTGGAGTGGCGTACCGATAGCTTCGCCCCGGAGTCCGATGGGGAGGCGGTAGTGGGCTTGGACCTTGATTTCGGCTATGTTTATTGTAGTGTGCCGAAGCGGTTCGTAGGAGGCCCTGATGCGTAAGCGGTTTATAGTGCAGCCCTACGCTGTACGTCTCGAAGTGTTTATCGATGACGGCGGGCCGTTTCAGCGGTCGGAGATTGGCCGGGAGTTTAAGGATTTTGGAGACAGCCCCGCGTCGGGGTTCTCCTGTCGAGTAGATGTCGAAGAGGACGGTACGGTGTTTCGTCGGTTTGCGATATGGCTCGACAAGGAAACGGTTGATGTCGATATCATCGCCCACGAGTGCTACCACACGGCGACGGATATACTGGGGTACGTAGGCGTTAAAGACGAAGAAGCGATGGCGTATCTGCTTGGGTACCTGACCCAGATGATAGCCGATATGGTGTGGGAGTTTTAGCGATGTTTAAAGTGAAAGCGGCGTATCGTAGCCCGACGGTAGTACACAAGGTGGCTATGTGTGAGGCATGCTCTGCGGAATTTGATCTTTGGTCGGATAAAGACGGGGATAAAAACATGCGATTGCACGTCCTTCAAACCGGGCATCCAGTACACGTCGAAGTCGGGTCCTACAATAGATATACCAGGGAGTTTGAATGATGGGCGAAGCTATTGGGGTCGTTTTACACATAGCTATAAAGTATCTAAAGTCCTCAGCGCTTAGGCGAAGTAGAAAAATCGGAAAAACCTGGGCGTGCTTACCCTTCTTGGAGATAAAATAATGAGCGAGCGCACTAAAGTTCCCGATGGCGTATTGGTCCTTGACCCGGCGTGCAGTGCTCGCATGTGCTGGTTTGATAAGGCTGATGCCCGATGTCTTTTTTCCGATATTCGCAGGGAGACCCTTATTACCGATACTCGCCCTGGGAGGTCTCCTACGGTAATAGACCCGGATATGATAGCCGATTTTACCGATCTACCGTTTGAGGATGAGAGTTTTTATCACGTTTTACTAGATGCCCCCCACACGCTGAATATGGCGGAGAATACCCGAACGGTGAAGAAATACGGGACGCTACACGATGATTGGCGGGAAGTCCTCAGTAAGGGATTCGCCGAATGTTTCCGTGTATTGAAGCCCGGCGGTACGTTAGTGTTTAAGTGGAGTTCCATTCACATACCGCTGAAACAGATTCTCGCGCTCACTCCCGAGAAACCGCTGTATGGGACCAGGTCTGGTAAACAAAGCCACACGTACTGGATTTGCTTCGTAAAAAATTTATAAAAAATTTATAGATTATTGTTGACCTCGTAATGCGTATCCGGTATAATACCGGAAGCATAAAGGCAGAAAGGTTCTAAATGAGTAAAATGGGCGAAATGAGCGAAGAAAAAACAAGTACTGGTCCCGCCGAGGGTACCGCCGTATATTCGCAGTTACGCGAGCGGCATGGAGCCGGGTTTAAAACGCAGTGGGTAGCGGTTTGCCGCATGTTCGGATTTGATCCGGCCACTACGGCCTCTATTTACGCGACGGCGGTCTCCGTTGAGACTTCTATCGAAGGCAGAACGCCCCGCCGGACGCTCCCGGATGCCCCACCCCGCCCGTTGGAAGCGGAACTTACCACTAAACCAAGGAGTAAAAAGCATGAGTAATTATGGCGCCACGATGGAAATTCAGGAACCTTGGCAGGAGGCAGGGTCTATCGCCGCCGCCGTAACAACCCCAGCTGTCGGAGCCCGCGACGCCGCGACGGTAGAAGCCCTGTCGAACGTCGTGATTTACCAGGTCGAGCAGGGGATGCCGGGCTTCGAGGCCCGATTCCGCACGAACACAGCGAATAACGGCTCAATAGTATTCGACGTGCTCCGGGCCAGGGATCATCGGCTGGGCCAGGATCACTACACACGAGCGGGTACGCTGACACTCACAGTCGGCCAGCAGGCTGCCGATACTGGGTACGTATTCGTTGATACTGCTGTGGTTAGCAACGACGCTACCGACCAGGAGATCGTGGCGATTTCTCCCGCGAACGATTACGTCGCGTCGGTGTTGTTTAATACCTGCGGGTATGGTCGATATGTGTTTGTCGCTACTACACTTACGGCTGAAAAAACCGTAGATGTAGATATTGCCCGGCTGACGAATCGGCACGATCCTCTGAAGAGCTAGCGTAGGAGGCGGCTGTGGTAGGCGTAAAAATGTATTTAGAGTGCCACAATTGCGGATATAGAAAGCTGTTTCACCCGCTCACTATAGATGGTGTTATGGTGTCGCAGGAGTTCCAGTGTCTGGAATGCCTGGCGCCATTGGCCCAAGTAGCCGAACCAGAGGATTGTGATGAGCCGCCCAAGCCCGAATAAACTGTTGTCTGATTACCTGAAATCGGTAGGCGAAGAGCGGTCCGAGACCGTCGTGATAAACGGTGAGAAACGTACCGTGAGCAAAGCCGAGGCGGTGGCTAGGATGCTGTACCAGCAGGCTACCGGCGGGGTATTCGAGACCATAGACCCGAAGACCGGTGAGGTTATTCAGATTTATATTAAGCCGGTAGTCGCCGCCGCGAAGCTAGTGCGTGAGTTCACAGAGGGGAAGGCTGGGGCCAGCGTAGCCGAGGACCCGAACCCGAAGCAGAAGGCTGGGCGATACGGTGCGGATACCCGGAAGCGGCTCGAAGAAGCCCTACAGCAGGCTGATGCTAAAGCCACGAAGAAGATTCCCGCGAGGCCGAAATTAGCGTGAAGACCGTTCATATAAAACCCGAACTGGCAGAGCCTTTCCCGGATATTCCAGATATGTGGGTCGATCCGGTTACCGGACTATCCGTGCCAAAGCGGCTGCGGGCGAATATCGAGTGGCGTATCGCATTGCAGAAGAAGGCCGAGAAGGACCCTGGTCTCCAGAAGGATCTGCTAGCGGCATGTGCGGCATCCCAGTTGTATTGGGTGAACGCTTTTGCGATGACTTGGCACCAGTTTGACGTGGACCCGGAAGGCAACCGTATCGAAGCGAAGTACCCGAATCAGCCGATGATTACATGGCCTATTCAAGACAAACTGCTGCTGACGTTTGAAGAGTGCGTAGAAAACGGCGAGGATATACTGATCGATAAGGCCCGTGACATGGGCGCGTCCTGGTGCTGCCTCGATTTTCTGCACTGGAATATGCTGTTCGTGCCGGATACCGATATTCTTGAAGTGTCACGTAACGAAGATTACGTCGACAAGACTGGGAATATGAAAGCCCTGTTTCAGCGGCACGATTTTATCAATCAGCAGCTTCCCGAGTGGATGCGCCCGCCCGACTGCCATCCTGGGCAGAAGAACCGCCAGCGGCTGCACTGGTATAATCCAGTGATAAACACCACCTTGGACGGTGAATCGACTACAGGGGTGGTCGCTGTCGGGGACCGTCGTAAATTGATGCTGGTTGATGAGTTCGGCCTGCATCAGCACGGAAAATCGGTACGTGTCAAGTCTCGCGACGCGGCCTTGGTCAGGATTATCAATTCGACCTCGCAACCCGGCTCCGAGTATAACAAGTGGCGGCGGGATAAGACGATAAAGGTCTTCGTCATGCCCTACTGGGAACACCCGGAAAAGGGCTTTGGCCGGTACATAAAACAAGAGAAAGACGGGAAATATAAGGTACGGTCCCCGTGGTACGATAAGGAAGAGACTATTCGCGGCCCCGCATACATGGCGACCGAAGTAGACCGCGAGGACCTAGAGCCGGGTATTTCGTTCTTCAAGCCGGAGAGTATTGAGCTACACAAGGCGATGTTTGGCCGGGCTCCGTCGCATGTGTACGACGTGCAGTTTAAACGTGACCTGGGGTACGACGAAGTTCGCCAGATCATAAAGGACCACGACCTGGGGGCGGTTCGGGCTTTGGCTAGTACGCGAGGTCCGTTACGGCTGTGGTGCCCGCTGATTAACGGGCGCCCGGATCAGACGAAGCACTACATATTCGGCATTGACGTGTCGAAAGGTATGGGGGCGTCTAACTCGGTGATCTCGATTAAATGTATCGAGACTGGTGAGAAGATCGGTGAATGGGCCAGCGCCTTGTACCCGTCATATGAGTTCGCCCCAATAATCGTGGCGGCAGCGCTGTGGGTCGGCGGGGCGAAGGCCGGCAAGGCATCCCTCGGCGGCCTGCCGTATCTACGCTGGGAAGATAACGGTCCTGGGTGGGACTTGGGTAGGATTATGGTTAAGAAGTATTTCTACCCGAACTACGCTACCCACGAGACCGTTGGCAAGGTAACAACCCGCAAGCAGAGTGGGTATGGGTACCATGCCAGCACTCGGGCGAAGTTCGAGATAATGTCGGCCTATGCCTCGGCCCTTGATCGCGGGGAGTTTATCAACCGCTCGATAGAAGCTCTTGATGAGGCTCTTGATTATGTGAACCTGCCGAATGGCGGCGTAGGGCCGTCGCGGTTTATCCAGGAAAGCTCTACAGCGCGGGCGACGCACGGCGATAGGGTAATTGCTGACGCCCTGACTATTGAGGATAACTGCTTGCCAGCTAAGCCGGAGAAGCAGAAGCCGCAGATACCGGTGAATAGCGCTGGGTATAGGTTTACCCAGGCGATACGAGCCAAGCGCAAACATGACGCCGAAATGCGCGGGCGCCGAGAGTTTAATTTTACGAGGTAGTGATGCAAGAATACGTAGATCCAGGAAAGGTCCAGGAGATAGTACGTTTAGGGTTCGTTAGGATGACGCGGTTTTGTAAGGTCCGCGCTATGCTGTTTAAATCCTACGTGTCTCACTATTACTACGAGAACTACGGCATCGAAGGCTCTGAGCCGATTAACCTGGTGTTCAATACGATCCGGTCCTTCGTGCCGAATTTGGTTATGCAGCATCCAGTCACGCATGTGTCTACCAGGTTCGTGCAGCAGCGGCAATCAGCGGAACTGCTCGGGCTGGCCTTGGACGAAGACGCGAAAGTTACCGGCATGAAGCAAGAGCTTAGGGCCTGGGTGACGAATGCGATGTTTGGCTGGGGCATGATGAAGGTCGGCGTGGCGGCCAAGGGCGATCTCGTCCAAATCGATAATATCCTGATCGATCCCGGCCAGGTGTACGCGACGAATGTTCCACTATGGGATTGGGGGTTTGATCCCGCCTGCACGGACATAAACAAGGCGAAGCTGCTGTTCCACCGGACTACGCTCCCGCGTCAGTGGCTGCTTGATACGGAGGGCTACAATCACGATCTGGTGAAGAAGCTCCCGCGCACCCGTACCGACATACAGAACGACACCGCTCGCATGACGATCTCGGATGAGGCGAAAGAGGCCGTGTCCCACATGCAGGATGAGGTCGATATTGTCGAGTGCTACATCCCCGAGATAGAGGCGCTGGTTACAATGTGCGACCCGACGCAAGGTACGCAGCCAAACTATTTGAAACTCGGGGAGTTCAACGGACCGAAAGAAGGCCCGTATGTGCCCCTCTCGTTTACTCCGCCGGTTGAGGGAAACCCGTTCCCGGTGGCCCCGGTGAGTATCTGGTATGACTTGGCCCGAGAGACGAATGCGGTATTCTGCAAAATACTGGAGCAGATTCGTCAACAGAAGGATGTCGGGCTGTACAATCCCGCTCAGGTCGACACGGTCGACCAGATCGAGGAAGCCAGGACAGGCGACTGGGTCCCGACGATGGACCCCAAGGGCGTGAATATCGTATCGGTAGGGGGGCAGAACCAGCGAAACGAAGCCGCGTTAGGACAGCTTCAGACTTGGTACAACTACCTATCAGGTAATCCCGACCAGATTTCCGGCAAGGTAGCTCCTGGCGGGCAGGGCGGCGGAACGACGGCAACCGCGACTCAGGTAGCGCAGAGCAATGCTAGCATACAGATAGAGGATATGCGGGATATTCTGTACGATCAGACCGCCGAAGTGCAGCGAAGGAAAGCCTGGTATTTCTGGACGGACCCGCTGATTAATATGCCGCTTACCAAGCGGGTATCTGGCGGTGAGTATGTTCAGCTATACCTGACCCCAGAGCAGCGGCAGGGTGATTTCCTGAGCTACACGTTCCGCATTAAGCAGCGGTCTATGTCCCGCCTTGATCCGATGACGCGGTCGAAGCGAATCGAGACCTTCTGTACGAATATCATGCCTGGC